ACGACCCATGAAGCTATCGAGCGCGTCCGCGTGGTGTACCGGGATCGTCCCATGCCTGCTGTCTGTGAGCTTGATAGCCGGGTGCGCGACGAACTCGAAGCCGCGCGAGTCCGCGCCAATACCGCCGGCAGTCAGGTGCGACCTGCCCATGTTGGGAATGGTCCCGCCCATTCCGGGCATTGACCGCCTGGCCGAGTGGGCAATCGAGGTGATGGGGATCATCGAGGCAGAGCGCACGGCCCGCACCGCGCAGGATGCTTGCATGTCAGACCTGCGTAAGCATGGGGTGATTCGATAAACGCACGCCCCGAATAGCTCCTCTCCCCGCGCGCGGTAAGCGGGTGATGGGTCCGGGGCTTTCAATGGCGCCTGCCCGCAAGGGATAGAGGATACGCGCTGGCAACCGTTCCGACGCCTCCTAAGACGAGGTGCTCACCAGCATGGCGCGATGGAGTACGCAATGAACGAACAGCAAGCCAACGACATGGCCCGCGCCTGTCTCGCCAAGGTAGCGATGGTGTCCAGCATGGAACGCCTACGCTCAACCGTGCTGGCCCTGCAAGGCGTGTACGAGGAGCATGCAGCACGCAGGCAGTACGACATCCTGGGGGATGGGAGCGTATGAGCGCCGACCCGCCGAAGGACGGCCCCATGTGGAGCAACGATCCACGCGCGTTGGCCGAAGAGCTGGCGCGCACGATCGTGGATTCGATGCGCGCAGCCGTATGGCGTGACCCCATGGCATGGGTTGACGCTGAGCCGCACGCATGACGGGTAACCCATTGAGTGCGTGCCTTGTACTGTTCGCCTTCGCCGCGCTGATGGCCGGCCTGTTCTACTGGTCGCATTGCATGTACGGGGATGACCGCAAGCGAGTGCGTGACCGCATGCGCGAGCTTGAGGCAGAGAGAGCGCGAGGCGATTGGCCGTGGACGCCGATGGCCCGGCCACCACTGGACGCGCTGCCAATACTGCGAGATGTGCCGCGCATGACGTGGCATACAAGCTACGAGAGGTACGAGGCATGAGCGACAACGCCTACACGAACGGGCTGCCATTCGATCGCGCCGAGTTCAACGTGGCCGATGTGTTCGACTGCATGGCGGCAACAGTTCGCGATGGTCATGCGCGCCTGCTCTATGCGCTGCTGAGGAACGATGGCGAGGTGAGGCCACCCCTTTGGGTCCTTCCCCCAGGTCGGCCCGCAGCGGGTGCGAAGGCCGCAATCCTCAACTAGCGCCAGAAACTTCTGTGATTTCCTTCCAATGTCTTTGAATCAGGAGCAAGTCGCCACGCTTTGCGGGCTGACTGCGCGGCGAATTCGCCAATTCGAGCAGGAAGGCGGCGGGCCTAGCCGCAAGTCGGATGGGTCGTACGACGAGACAGCGGTCGGAACGTGGCTCCGCGCACGCATTGCCGAGGAACACGGCGTTGCGAATGACGGCCAGGCGTACGACTACAACGCCGAGCGCGCCCGGCTGACGAAGGCGCAGGCGGACAAAACCGAACTTGAGGTGCGCGAGTTGCGCGCCGAACTGGTGCGCCTGCCGATCATCGAGGCGCATTGGCAGGGAATGATTGCAGGCATGCGCGGCAAGTTGCTGTCGCTGCCGTCGCGGATCGCCGCGAAGGTTGCCGGGCCTGACCGGTTGCAGGAAGTGCAGGAGCAGGCGCAGCTACTCGTCTATGAGGCGCTGACCGAAATAGCTGATGACGCTGTGCCCAACGAAGTCCGAGTTCGTGCAGCTCGCGAAACTGAGCAGGCGGACACTGCGGATCGCAAGCCCGCCGCCAAAGCTGACAATAAGCCAGTGGGCCGCGGAAAACCTGGTGCTAAGCGCGGAGGACAGCGCCGAGCCGGGAAGGTATAGGCCGGACCGGGCGCCGTATCAGGCGGCGATTCTCGACGCGGTAGGCGATCCGCTGATCGAGTCGGTGGTCATGATGACCTCGGCGCAGGTCGGCAAGACGCTGATCGTCAAGGCGGTTACTGGCTACTACATAGACCAGGACCCAAGCACGATCCTGCTGCTGCAGCCTACGCTTGAAATGGCGGAGACATTCAGCAAGGACCGATTCGCGCCGATGGTGCGTGATACGCCTTGCTTGCGGGGCAAGATTGCAAGCCCTCGGGTGCGCGATAGCGGCAACACGCTACTGCACAAAGGATTCCCTGGCGGTCACATCACGTTCGTTGGCGCCAACTCGGCGGCCGGCCTCGCGTCGCGACCGATCCGCATCACGCTGTTCGACGAGGTTGATCGCTACCCGGCAAGCGCCGGCACCGAGGGCGACCCGGTATCGCTGGCGCGGGCGCGAAGCAAGACGTTCTGGAACCGCCGTGAGTTGTTGGTCTCGACACCTGGCGACGAGGAAACCAGCCGGATCAACCCGGCTTGGGAGTTGAGCGACAAGCGGCGTTTCTGGATTCCATGCCCGCACTGCGGCGAGTTCCAAACGCTGAAGTGGGCGCAAGTGGTATGGACCGACGACGACGCGGCGACCGCATGCTATGCGTGCGAGCACTGCGCGGCGACGTTCCATGACGGCGAGCGGGTTGGGACGCTGACGTTCGGCGAGTGGCGCGCGGAACACCCCGAGCGCCGCATCGCCGGATTCCACCTCAACGAGTTGTATTCGCCGTTCCGCAAGCTGCGCGAGATCGTCGCGGATTTCCTCCGCGCGAAGGACTCGCCGGAACTGCTGAAGGTGTGGGTAAACACTAGCCTCGGCGAACCGTGGCGCGACCAGCGCGGTGAGAAGGTTGAGGCCGAAGTGATCCGCGAGCGGCGCGAGCCGTACACGGAGCCGCCGACCGGTGCGTTGGTCGTCACCATGACGGCCGACGTCCAGGACGATCGCATCGAGGTGGAATTCGCCGCGGCTGGAGCGGGCGAGGAAACGTGGGGCCTTGAGTACAAGGTGTTGCGCGGCGACCCCGGCTCGCCGGAGTTGTGGGCGCGCATGACCGACGAGATAGGCCGGACGTTCCGCCGCTCGGATGGCGCGGTGCTGACGGTCTCGGGTTGCTTCATTGACTCCGCTGGCCACTACACCAAGCAGGTGTACGAGTGGGCCAAGTTGCATCGCGGCCGCGTCTATGCCGGCGTGGGTCGCTCGGGCCGCGGTCGTCCGCTGGTGGTTGCGAGCAAGCGTCCGTTGCAGCAACACGGGATCAAGCTCTACATCGTAGGGACGGACACGGCAAAGGAATTGCTGCTGTTCTCGCGATTGAAGATCACGACGCCAGGGCCGGGCTATTGCCACTGGCCGGCCAGCTATCCCGATGAATGGTTCGACCAGCTCACCGCTGAAAAGCGGGTGCTGAGCTATTCGCACGGACAGCCGATGCACCGATGGATTTGCCCGAAGGGAAAGCGCAACGAAGCGCTAGACCTTCGCGTGTACCAACTCGCGCTGATCGCGTTGCTGCGTCCGAACTGGACCGCGCTCGCGGAGCGCATCAAGCCGAACCAAACGATTCAACCGGATGCGGGAATCCCGCGCCGGCCATCCTCCTATTTGCAGGGCCGCCGATGACCTGGACAACGACCGACCTCGACGCGATCGAAACCGCGCTGAAGTCCGGAACATCGCGCGTTCGGTACGCGGACCGCGAGGTTACGTATCGCTCCGTTGACGAAATGATCCGACTGCGCGACCTGATCCGCGAGGCGTTGGGCCTGATCCCGCAGGGCGGTCGATCGCACCACAACCTGTCTCACTCGAAAGGACTGGATAGCTGTGGGAGCTGACCTGTACGCCCGACCGCCGGCGAAGGTCCCGGCTCTCGATCGCTTCATCGCGTGGGTATCGCCGACGGCCGGGCTGCGCCGCGCTCGTGCGCGCATGCAGACCGAGAACGTGCGCCGGTACGAAGGCGCCGCCGGCGGACGCCGCACCGATTCATGGTTCACGCAGTCGACCAGCGCGAACGCCGAGACCGCTACCAGCCTGCCGCAGCTTCGCAACCGCTGCCGCGACATGGTGCGCAACAACCCATGGGCCGCGCGCGCGGTGCAGGCGGTCGTATCCAACACGATCGGCCACGGCATCACGGCGAAGGTCTCTGGCGGCAAGCGCGTAAGCTCGCTCTGGAGGTCATGGGCGGAAACGACCGATTGCGACGCCGACGGCCTCAACGACATCTACGGATTGCAGGCGCTGATCGATCGCACGGTCGTCGAGTCCGGCGAATGCCTCGTGCGTCGCCGCTGGCGCCGTCCGGGAGATGGCCTGTCGCTACCAATGCAATTGCAGGTAATCGAGCCGGATTACCTCGACCATTCCAAGACGATGCTGTTGCAGTCTGGGCGCATCGTGCAGGGCGTGGAGTTCGACGCCATCGGCCGGCGCGTTGCGTACTGGCTGTTTGAGGATCATCCCGGCGACCTGATCGGCAGGATCGCGGAATCCAAGCGCGTTCCGGCTTCCGAGGTGCTGCACGTCTATCGTCGCGACCGTCCGGGGCAGGTCCGCGGCGTGCCGTGGGCTGCGCCGTGCATGCTGAGCTTGTACGACCTTGACGGATACGAGGATGCGTACCTGTTCCGGCAGAAGCTCGCAAACTGCTACGTCGGTTTCGTGCATGACCTGGCAGGCGCGGAGCCTGGCGCCACGTCCACTTCCCCGCTTTCGGAGGGGCTGGAGCCGGGCCGGCTGGAAATCCTGCCGAACGGCAAGGACATCACGCTCTCGACTCCCCCCAAGGCGGACGATTACGGCCCGTTCACGCGCGATGTGCTGCTGCGCGTCGCTGCGACGTTCGGCATCACGTTCCAGGCGCTTACCGGAGACCTCTCGACCGTCAACTTCAGCTCTGGCCGCATGGGCTGGCTGGAGATGGGTCGGAACATCGACGGATGGCGCTGGCACATGCTGATTCCGCAGGCGCTGGAGCCGATCACAAAATGGTTTGGCGAGGCCGCGTCGCTGTACTCGGGGCTGCGCACCGATTCCATGTCGTTCGAGTGGACGCCGCCGCGCCGCGAAATGATCGACCCGGCCGGCGAAACCTCGGCGCTGATCATGGCGATTCGTGGCGGCACCAAGAGCTATCCAAGCGCGATGCGCGAATACGGCGAGGATGCCGAGTCGGTGCTCGACGAAATCGAGGCACACAACAAGATGCTCGACGATCGCAAGATCGTACTCGCATCCGATCCGCGCCGCACCACGCAAGCCGGCCTGTTGTACGAGCCGCTACCCGCAAGCCCAACACCTGACAAGCAGGCGAACGCATGACGACAAAGCAACGGCTGTCCGGGCCTACGATCCAGCGCGCGACCGACGCGGCCGCGACCGTGACCGATGCGGAGGCGCGGCGTTTCCGCCTGTCGTTCGCATCGGAGATTCCCTATCTGCGTTCGTCGTGGTTCGACGATCCGTGGATCGAGGTTCTCGGATGCTCGCCGGAGGAAGTTGATACCACACGCCTCGACACCGGCGGCGCCCCGCTGCTCTGGGGGCACGACAGCTACGAACGTGAAAACAACATCGGCGTGATCGAAAAGGCGTGGTTCGAGAATGGCCGCGGCTATGCCGATGTGCGCCTGTCGATGCGCGATGACGTTGCGTCGATCTGGCAGGACGTGCAGGACGGCATCCTCAAAAACGTGAGCGTGGGCTACCAGATCCAGGAGCGCACTCTCGTCAAACAGAACGAAGGCAGCCCGAACGAATACCGCGTGACGCGGTGGCTGCCCCTCGAAATTTCGCTGGTCTCAGTGCCGGCGGATGAAACCGTGGGAGTCGGTCGCAGCAAGAGCGACGCGGACCTCGCGCGTTACGTGGTATCCGACATCCCCTCCATGGAGCGAAACATGAGCGACAGCAAGACCACGCCGGCTGATCCGGCCATCAATCAGCGGCAGGGTGAAACTGCCGTTCCCGTCACCCCGGAGGCAGCGGCCGCCGAAGCCAAGCGCGCGGCGGATGCCGCCGTGTTGGCCGAGCGTTCGCGCACTGCCGAGATCGAGACGATTTGCCGCGCCCACGACATGCCGGCCGAGTTCGTCCGCGCCGCCGTCGCCGCTGGCGATTCGGTCGAGAAGGTCCGCGCTTCGGTGCTGGAACAGCTCGCCGAGCGCAGCAAGTCCAGCCCCCACAACGCCCGCATCTCGGTTGGCGCCGAGGATTCCGAGAAGCAGCGCGCCGCGGCTGAGCATTGGCTGCTCGCGCGCGGTAACGAGAAGATCGACGGCAAGGCGATCGACCTGACCGGCAACCCGTTCCGCGGCTCCAAGCTGCTCGACCTTGCGCGTTCCTGTCTGGAGCGTGCCGGCGTCGATGTCCGCGGCCTGATGCCGATGGAGCTGGTGCAGCGCGCTATCACGCACAGCACGTCGGATTTCCCGATCCTGTTGCAGAACGTGATGCACAAGACCCTGCTGGCCGCGTACGCCGACGCCGGCGATGTGTGGCGCACGTTCTGCGCCGTCGGCAACCTCGCGGACTTCCGCCCGCACTACCGCTACCGCATGGGTTCGTTCGGCAACCTCGCCACGGTCGCCGAGAATGGCGAGTTCACGGCCGGCACGATCAGCGACGCCGAACGCGAGTCGATCACCGGCGCGACGAAGGGCAAGCTGCTGAACATCTCGCGTCAGATGGTCATCAACGACGACCTCGGCGGGTTCCTGAGCCTGTCGCGCGCGATGGGCCGCGGTGCCGCTCGCACCATCGAGGATGACGTGTTCGCACTGCTCGCCGCGAACCCGAACACCGGCGACGGCGGCGCGCTGTTCAATGCAACCGCGCAGACCACGACCGGCGGACACGCCAACCTCAACGCCTCCGGCGCGGCCCCGTCCGTCGCTGGCTTCGATGCGGTTCGTGTCGCGATGGCGAAGCTGAAGGATGTCGGCAACAACGACTTCATCAGCCTGCGCCCGTCCATCTGGCTCGGCCCGGTCGAGCTTGGCGGTGCTGCGCGCGTCGTCAACGAAGCGCAGTACGACGTGGACGTGTCTAACAAGTACCAGGTTCCGAACAAGTCTCGCGGCCTGTTTACCTCGGTGGTCGATACGCCGCGCCTGACCGGCAACGTGTGGTACGCCTTCGCCGATCCGTCGCAGGAACCGGTGATCGAAGTCGGCTTCCTCGACGGCCAGCAGACGCCGTACATGGAGATGAAGCAGGGCTTCGAGGTTGACGGCGTGACCTGGAAGATTCGTCTCGACTACGGCGTTGCTGCCGTCGGCTACCGCGGCGCGCAGAAGGTCACGTACTAAAGCCGCCGAACCAACCCCCGCTTTGCGACGAAGGCCCGCCACTGCGCGGGCCTCGTCGTTTCTGAACTACGGAGAACATCATGGCAAAGACTTACCTGCGGGATGGCAAGGTCCTGACCTTCGCCAACTCGGGCAGCGCGATCGCGTCCGGCGCGGTCGTGAAGATGGGCAACACGGTGGGCGTTGCGTTGCAGGACATCGCGGCAACGACCGGCAGCGGCCCCGTCGCGGTCGATGGCGTGTTCCTGGTCCCCAAGACCACGGGCGTGGCCTGGGTCGCCGGCGGCAAGCTGTTCTGGGACGTGTCGGCCGGCAAGTTCGACACGATGGCAGCGACGCCGGCAACCGGCGACGTGACGGGCGCGGCGATCGTTGCGGAGGCTGCGGCCTCGAGCGATACGACGGGCTACGTCAAGCTGACCCCTGGCAACACCGACATCGCCTGACGGATCGGGCGGGCGCTGCTCCGGTGGCGCCCGCCTCACTCGCATGACTCAGGCCGAAACCCTCCGCGCGCTGGATGCGTCGATCTTCGCGTCGCTTGCCGGCGCGGGCATCGCCGATAGCGCGACGTATACGCCATCGATCGGCGGCTCTGGTATTCCGTGCGGGGTTTATGTCGATCGCGCCATAACTCTCACAGGAGCGCAGGGGCAGGTCATCAATGACGCAGTGATCATCACGGCGTTTGCGGCCGATATCGGTTCCGCACCAAAGCCGGGCGCGCGCTTCAAGATCGGTTCCGAGCTTTTCACTGTGGAAAGCCTCAACAATCAAGACGAGTCGCGCTATACGTGCCTCGTCAAGGCGGGGTATTGATGTCGGATTTTCTACCATTGCCGGGCACCGATGGTGTCGTCGTTTTGCGGCAGGGCAAGGATTTCGAGCTTCAGTTCTCGGCAACTGACGAGGACAGCGGCGCCCCGCTCGTTCTGACCGGATGGGCTTTCCGGATGCAGGTCCGCAAGTCCATTTCAGATGTTGACCCAGTGCTCGACTGCGCGCCGTACATCACTGACGACGCGCCCAATGGTACGGCGTCTGTGCTCGTCCCCGGCGGCGTCACTGGCGAATGGTCGGACGCAGAAATTCCGCGGCAAGAGGCGGATTGGATCGCTGATGCGGAATGGTATCAGATCGGTTCCGATCCGGAGCGCGTGAAAGACGCCGGCAGAATGACCGTCCATTACGTGCCGGAAGTGACGCGGTGATCGTGGTTTGCAAACAGCGCCGGCCGTTCGTGTCGGTGAATCAGACCAATCAAAAGAGCATCGTCGCGCAGCGCGGCCGCGTGGCTATGCGCGTCCAGATCGGCGGGCTTCAGGGTCCGGCGGGCGAGCCGGGCATTCCTGGCGCCGGCGGGGAAACGGTTGCCGTAATCAAGAAGGCACGGGGTTCGATTGGCGGGCATCGCATCGTGCGCAGCGTCAGCGCAACCGAAGTCGCCTATGCGGATTCCGGCGACATCACCAACAGCGACGACGTTCTAGGCTTGACGCTCAACGCGGGCGCAGATGGCGATGACGTGCAGGTTTTGACCGATGGCGAACACACGTTCGCCGGATGGGCGTGGACTCCGCTCGAAACGATCTACCTCAACGGTTCCGGCCTGATGACTCAGACCGAGCCATCTGCGCCGGCCGATGCTTTCGCTATAGCGGTCGGATACGCCAGCTCCGAAACATCGATGCGCGTGCGCATCGGAATCCCTATCGAACTCTGAAGGAGACCGCATGGCCGCCAAGAAGTATCTCGCCTGGATATCCGGGCGAATCAAGCAAGTCTCATCGGTTGTCGTCTCCGCGGGCGCTGGCAATGACGGCGATCTTGTCGCGCTGGATTCAAGCGGCAAGTTGGATACGTCTGTTCTTCCTAGCGGCATCGGTGCGACCACAACCGCGGCGACGGCTAGCGAGACTCTTTCCGCCGGCAACATCGTCAACATCTGGGACGACACCGGAACGACGAAGGTTCGCAAAGCAGACGCGACCGCCGAGGGCAAGGAAGCCACTGGATTCGTCAGGGCCGGATTCAGTAGCAGCGCCACGGCGACGATCTACCTTCCTGGCGACGTCATCACCGGTCTCTCGAGCCTTACGCCGGGCGCTCGCTACTACCTCAACACGACCGCTGGCGGCATCACGAACGATGTATCGGCATTCGCGTCGGGCAATGTTTCGCAGTGCGTTGGTATCGCGCTCACCACGTCAACGCTTGCGTTCAATCCCGAGCCGCCGATTACGATTGCATGAACGATCTGTCCTTGTCCGAGCGCGTGATCGATGACGTTCTGGGCCGCCTTTGCGACATAAAGAAGGCGAACGGCTACAGGACTGACGCTGGCCTCTACGTGTTTGATTCGCAACACACGATCAGCGCTGACACAACGCCAGCGGTCCAGGCGTTCGAGGGAAGCGAGAACGCGGCGGACGCAAACGGAAGCTCGCTAAGCATGGCAGTTTCCTTGCAGATCGTTTGCGTAGGACACGCCAAGGCCAATACGCAGCAGACCGGAAAGGCGCTGCGCGCTCTGAAGGCCGACATAAAGAAGGCCGTGTTGCGAGATCGCGGAGCCGTCGGAAAGCGAGAGGACGGAAAGCCTATCGGCGCGCTGACATATGTCGGCTCCGAGACGCAGCCTCGCCAGCCTGGCGATGAGACCGAATCCGTTGTTGTTACGTTCTCCATCACCTTCAAAGAAGGATATGGCGACCCTTACGCGCCGAAGTAATCCGGTCTCCGGGCGCCGGTAACAGCCCGATCCACTGAAGCCGCCGCAGGGCGGCTTTGTCGTTTCTGGACCCGCCACCGTGCGGGTTTTTGTTTTTCGGAGACCCGCAAAATGGCATTCGATACCAAGCTCACCAAGTCCGAAAACTACACCTTCGGCCGCGGCGTCATCGTCGTCGCGATCCTCGACGCGCTTGGCCGCCCGATGGGCGAGCGCGACCTCGGCAATACGCCCGGCTTCACGCTGAGCGTTTCGACCGATCGTTTCCAGCACACCTCGTCCCGCTCGGGTCAGGCCAAGACCGACCTCGACATCCCGATCGCTACGAAGCTCTCGGGCAAGATCGACATCGAGGATATGTCGCCGGAGAATCAGGCACTGTTCCTCGCCGGATCGGTCAACACCGTGGCGCAGGCGGCGACGCCCGTCACCGGCGAACGCATCTACAACGTCGAGTCCGATCGCTACTACCAGCTCGGCGTGACCGTCGGCAACCCGACCGGCGTTCGTGGCGTCAGTGCCGTCACCGTCAAAGCCTACGAGCTGGCGAATGCGGTCTCGCGCGCCAATACCACGGCGTATGCGAAGGGCGACATCTTCAAGTCGACGACCAACGTGTTCATCGTGACCACGGCCGGCACGACCGCCGGTTCCGCTCCGACGTTCGACACCGCGGCGATCGGCAACACCACCACGGACGGCACCGCGACGGTCGCATTCATCGGCACCACGTCGGCCTACACCGTCGATACCGACTACACGCTCAGCGCCAATTCTGGCCGCCTCGGCGTGGTCGTCGGCGGCGCGCTCGGCAAGGCGGCGATCCTGGCAATCGCGAACGGCGTCTATCTGAGCCTGTCGGTCGATTACACCCCGTCGGCCAACTCGCGCACGCAGATCAAGTCGTCGGGTTCCGGCTCGGTCACGGCGCAGTTGCGCTTCATCGCGGACAACGCGACCGGCGACAACCGCGACCTGTTCATCGCGTCGTGCAGCCTCGCACCGAACGGCGACAACCCGTTCATCACGGGCAACGACATCGCGAAATTCTCGCTCGATGTCGGCATCAACGAGCGGGACAGCTCGACGGCGCAGGTCATCATCGACGGCCGCCCGGCTGGCATGTAACGAGTGCCGGACTTCACGCCATTGGTTGCGGAGGCCGCGCGCCTCCGCGGCCTTTCGTCTGCGACTTCGCAGGCGTTGAAGCGTGCAGCAGGAACCCTTGCGCGCCGCCTTCCCGTGGAAGCGCGGCGCGACATTCAAGGCGAGTACGCGCTCCAGGCTGGCCGCGTAACGCGCGATCTATCAGCGACGAGTGACGTTGGCGCGGTCGTGCTGACCGGTAAGGCGCGAGCAATCGGCCTTGTCGAGTTCGGCGGCAAGTGGGGCGGCGCCAAGTCTCCCGGCGCATCCGCTCAGGTGTTCGTCGCAGAGGGTCGCCACAACTACGGCGGCACCTTCATCGCGAAAGGCAAGAACGGCGCCAGGCAGATTTTCGACCGTGTACCAGCCGGCGGAAAGCGCGCGCCACGACTCCCCATCAAAACGCTGTATGGACCGAACGTCGCGCAGATGTTGCGCAAGGGCGATCGGCCGAAACGGCTTGACGACTTCGCGCAAGAAGTCCTGACTGCTGAAATTACAAGGCTGCTCAAGTAATGGCGAACGCCCGCGATACCGTCTTTCGGTACGTCTACCAGGTGACCGGGGACAAGGATCTTGCGAACACCGCAAGCGTCCTCGTCAAGATGGCCGACGCCGGAAAGCTCGCCGACGAGCAGTCCCTTGCGCTGTCCGCATCGCTCAAGACGCTGGCCGGACAGTCCAAGGCGGTCAACGACGCGCTGTCGCAGAAAGCCGCGCTCGCCGAGACGGCAAAGCGACTCACGGAGGCGAAGGATTCCGCCGCCGCGCTGGCCAAGGAATTCGACCGCACCGACGCGAGCAGCAAGCGCATCGTCGATGCGTTCAAGGCGTCCGACAAGGCCGTTGCGGACCTAACGGCGCAGTACAACAAGCAGGCGACCGAGCTTGCAAAGACGCAGGGCGCGCTTCAAAAGGCCGGCGTCGATACCAACAACCTGGCGAAGGCGAGCGAATCGCTCAACGCGCAGGCGGCGGCCGTCGCCGATCGCTTGGCGAAGGTAGGTACTGCGGCGCAGAACGCAGCCGGCAAGACGAGCCTGATCGCCGCATCGGCTGACAAGGTTCGGGAATCGTTCGTCCATGTTTCCGAGGGCGTTGGCGAGTTTATCCGCAAGGCTGGGGAAATCACCGGCATTACCGGGATCATCACCAGCGTTATCGCTGCGATATCTGGATTTAAGTTCTTCGAGGTCGGTGCCGAGGAAGCGGCGCACTTCGACCAAGCGCTCAGCAAGCTAAAGGCAACAACGTCGCTATCCGCGGCGGAGTTCGACGCGCTAAAGGGAAGGGTTGAGGCGGCCGCAATTGCGCTCGACTTCACGGCTACCGAAGGCGTGCAGTCAGCGGCAAGGCTCGCGCAATCGCTCGGCGATGCGAACAAGGCCGCTGAGGCATTGCCCGCAACGCTTCTTCTCGCCAAGGCCGCGCAGATCGACGCGGCTTCCGCCGCCGACATCATGGCTACGTCGCTCAAGGCTTTTGGCCTTCAGGCAACCGACGCGGCGAAAATTGCCGATACCCTGGCAGCGGTTTCGGTAAAGACTGGCGTAAATCTTACCGCGCTGTCCGAGACCGTCGCGCAACTGGCCCCTCTCGCGCAGTCGATCGGGCTTACTTTCGAGGACACCGCAACAGTACTCGGCGCGCTCGCGCAGAGGGGCATTGATTCGCAGCAAGCCCTTGGCGGGTTGCGCGCTCTGTTCGAGGGTCTTCGAGATCCAACTAGCGTACTTCGTCAGCAGTTGGTTGGCCTGGGCATCGACACATCGTCGCTGTCATCGATCATTGAAGGCTTGGCGAAGGCTGGTCCTGACGCGGAGACCGCGCTCGACTCGCTCGGCAACAAGGGCAAGGCGGCCATTCTCGCGCTGGTGCAGGATGGCGGCGCAGGTCTGAAGCAGTTCCGGCAAGCGCTTGGGGATACTGCCGGCGCGGCGAAGGATGCAGGCCAGAAGATTGGAGACAATCTGCTTGACTCGCTGAATGACTTCGGCGTAAGCCTAAAGAATCTCGCTGGCGGCGTGCTCGGCGATGCGCTCGCCCCGCTGAAAGAGGAGGTGCAATCCCTCACCGAGCGGATTCGCGGTATCCCTGAATCGGCCGGGTTCCAGCGCATCAAGGCCGCGTTTACCGATTTCGTCGCGTCCGGCGTCGCAGCGTTCGACAAGCTGATCAGCTCGATCGACTTCGAGGCTGTGAGCGCGAAGGTCGTCGAGTTCGTCAACGGCGCCAAGAGCGGGTTTGACTCGCTGAAACAGGGGTTGTCGAGCTTCGGCTCCACGGCTTCTGCCGTCGCAAACTCGATCGGCTTCGCGTTCAACGCCGCGCAAGCCATCATCTTCGGCGCCGCCTCGGCTATCTCCAAGGCCGTCGAGATTGCAGGCAAGGGCATCCTTGTCCTGTCTGGACAATCAGCGCAGTTGCTAGATCAAAATTCGCAAGCAACGCGNGTACTGCAAGCGTTTGGAGAGGCGGCCGAGGTAAATTACAAGCGTGCCGCTGCCGCCGCTGAGGCTGCTGCGAAGAACGTCGATTCGCTCGGCGGCGCGCTGGATGAAAGCGCGAACTCAGCGGACAAGGCCGGCGCGGCTACCGAAGGCGCGGCCGGCGGTATGGAGCAGGCCGGGACGGCCGCAGAGAACGCGACGCCATCGATCGACGCTGCCGCCGTAGCTACGGAAGGCGCGGCGGTAGCCAATGAGAAACTGACCGGAGCCGCGCTCGCGGCAGCGCAGGCCATCGCGCAGGCGAAGTATGACGAGGCCGCTGCCAACCTCGAAAAGCTGCGCCAGTCTGCAACCGCATCCGCCGATGATCTTGACCGCGCTGCGCTGGCCGTCTCTGCCGCCGGGCTTGAACTGGAAAAGCTCGGGCCGACCGCCGACAAGGCGAAAAGCGCGCTCGACAATCTCAAGGCGGCATTTGCGGGACTCAAGATCACGTCCCAAGCCGACCTGCAAAAGGCGGCTGATGCGGCGCGCAATTACTTCGAACTCATCGACAAATCGTCGGAGCAGACGGCCGCAGGTCTCGCGGACCGTCGCAATGCGTTCCTTGCCTACGCGAAGGCGGCAATCGACGCGGCGTCGTCGCTCGACCAAAGTACGAAGGATCAGGTTGCTGCGCAACTGGAAGCGAGGGCCGCGTCGCTCGACGTTCTCGACGCGCTGACGAAGCTGGAAGAGCAGGGCTTCAAGACCGGCAAGAAGATCGCCGAGGGATTCAAGGAGGCCAAGAAGGCCGCCGAGGATGCAGGAACGGCTATCGATGATGCCGGCCGCGCAGCCAAGGGCGCCGCTGATGGCCAGCAGGGCTACACGAAAGCGCTGCAAGGCACGCAAGCGGCAATGGCGGGAATCGTCGCGATTGGCCCTGAGCAGGCCGCGGCGCTCAAGTTGCTCAACGAGCGTCTGAGCCAGTCTGCGCAGCTTACCAACCTGTCGCTGGACGAAGCTAAGTTTCTGCTGTCTACGCTTGGCCCGCTCGCTGGCGGCGCGGCTGGACTGATCGAGCGGCGCATCCAGGAGTTGACGGAGGCCGCCAGCAAGGCCGAGGCCGCCGCCAGTCGGATGAAGGGCGAGGCCCAGGACCTTCAGGATCAGATCGACGAATTGCTCGGCAATGATCTCTCGATCGAGGATCGCCGGCACGCGAAGAAACTCGCGGATCTTGAGGCGGAGGCGCGCGCCAACGGCACGCTGAATAGCGCCGAATACCGACAACTGGTCGACCTGGAGAACAAGCTCCACGCCCTGAAGATGGCGAACATCCGCAAGGAGAAGGGTGGCGGCGGTCCGACCGGTGACAACCCGCAGACCGGAGCATCGGGCGGCAGTCCAGAGGGTCCGGCTCCAGCTCCGGCTCCTGCGCCTCGCCCGGAGGGCGGTGGTGGCGGCGGTGGAGTTAGCAGCGGTCGCGGAGGCGTTCAAGTCCAGATCAATGTACACGGCTCGCTCATCGGCACCGGCACACCCAAAGAGATTGCCGAGGATCTGGCGCGCCTCATTCGCCCAGAACTTCGCCGCATTGACGGCCGCACCTGACGGAGAAATGACCTCGTGCGCTATTGCAGCAACCCGACAAACCTCGTTCGCGATGCCGATCTCTCCGGCACGAATGGCACGCCGTCCGACGTCATCTACCGGACGGACACGGCTGCCAAAGCGGGCGGCGGGCGGGTGTCGCTCGATGGTCCCTATACCGGCGCGGCCGACACGGCCATCGATGTCGAGATCGTGGACAACGGCGGCGGCTCTACGCAAACCTCGCAGCCGATCTTCGGCGGCGTTGGAAGCGGCGTCATGTCCGGCGTCGCCGTGGCCGGAGCGGATCCGCAGGAAATCGTGGTAACGCTGGAAGATCTCGGCACCGAGACCCGGTTTGCATACGCGACGTTTCAGGGCGCCGACCTCAAGGCCCGCGTGTCTGGATCTTCCGGCAACCTGATCGCGATCGACGTTGACCACTCCGGCCTCGTGTTCTCTGACACTGACTGGTCGCTGCAAGGCGACTTGTTGCAGGATCAAAACGAGTACATCGGCGACCATTGGGACTTCGGCGCTGCGGCGCTGGAATTGCCGGCCCTGACCATCCCGCCGAATGCTCCGCGCATTCGGTTCGGCAACGACCCGCAGGTGTACCGCGCATACAAGAAATACGTGGCGGGCCGCTACGTCTATTCGTTTTCGCCAGCGCCTGTACGCGATGTGGCGCGCGGCGCTCGTGTGCACCTTGTATCCGGCTCGCGCACGATCACGATTACCGATGGCATCGACACCGATACGCTCACCGGGATCGTCACTCTTTACGACGCACTGTCTGCGATTCGCGACGATTCGACGCTCGTTCGCGTGGATAGCCCCATCGTCAACGACCGCGCGCCGAACGGCCAAGGCATCACGGAGCTTTCCGTCCGCACGCGCAGCTATGTGCTTGGCGTGACCTCTACCGACGGCGCCATTGCGCGTGTCGAGCTGGCAATTGAGGCCGCTGACGATGCCCCGACCGAGACCCTGACACTGGAATGCGTTGACGTTTCTATCCCCGGCGCTGAGCGTTGGGACGTTCACGGCGACGTTTCGGGCGATCTCCCGCAGGCAATCACCGGCCTCGAATACATTGGCGGTCGCTACATCGCCACCATTCCGATTCCGCCTGTAGTTCCCGGTCAAGCCAGCGGAACGATGGTTGTGGAGTACCTGCCTGGTCAGGGCCACGACCCAGAAAGCCCCATGCCGTCGCTTTGCGTCGATCGCCCGCGCATTGGCGCTGCGGCGCGCGATGGTGAATGGACCTACACCTATACCAAGCGCCCCACCGCGCCTTGCGACTGTACCGCTGCCGACCTCGAAGGAGGGCCGATTGATGATTGCCTGGGAACCGTACCAGAGGGAGGGGATGTGTCCGAAGCCTCCCAACTAATCCGCATTCAGCGGTTGATGAAGGCGCGGCGCAGCATCGTAAACGACAATACGTCGCCGATCCTCGCCGCGAACCGTCGCGACATCGACTACTTGAACGCCTCGTTCAAGATCCTGCTCGACGCGCTCAAGAAGCTGTCTGGCGGCACGCTCGCGAACCCTGTGTGGCTGGCAAGTCACGCCTATGCGATCGACGTAATCGCCGAGTCGGTGAATCGCAATGGATTCCGCTTTGCGGTCAAGGTCGCTGGCACGTCGGGTTCGAGCGAACCGACGTGGAACACGACCATCGACGCAGACACGACCGACGGCGGCGTAACCTGGACGTGCGTGGGCAAGACGCCCTATGGCATGTGGGACGATGCGTTCGACGCCCTGCTCGTGGACGTGGAAGCGTTGCGGGAGCTTTTGCTCGCATCGACCATCCCGGCTCCGTGGCCGAGCGGTTCGGTTTCCGTTGATGATGTTGCCTACGGCCATTCCGATTCGAGCGCCACGGTACGCACCGGCCTCTATCGCGCAACGACCTCCGGCACGGTGGGAGCCGAGGAGCCGATCGAGTTGTTTGCATCGCTTGCCGAGGAAGTCATCGACGGCACTGTGACGTGGAAGCTGGTTTCCCTCTATCAGCCGGTCAACGGGTCGGACACCTACTTCCAGCGGTATGCAACGCAGATGTCGGAGGTGCTGGCAGCGGCCGGCATTGTCGAATCAAATTTTGATTCGGCCAACACCAAGGGAGATGGCTGTTGGCAAGACCGAGATACCACTTATTGGTGGGTGTTCGACGGAAGCGAACCCTACCTCCCAATTTTCACAGGCGTTTACTACCATTCCTCCAAAATGGGGATGGATGACTCCGGTAGTCCCTACGCATACTCGACGCGCGAGTTCGGTTTCGGCCCGCGCTTCGGCTGCCCTGATTCGCTGCTCGAAGGCGATCAGATCAGGATCAAGATTACCGGCGCCAGCGGATCGAGTGGCCATGGCTATCAGGTCGGTGACGCCTTCAGCGTGCGCATCAACAATGCCAACCCGCTTCCGCTTGGCGGTGGGCAGACCGGAGACGACACGCTCACTTGGTCCGTCATCGCGTCCGAAGATGGCAGGCTCGACGACTATGCGCTCGTGACGACTGCGCCAGTGGCGTACTCCGCCGCAATTGGTGCAGGCACCATCGATTTCGCAATCTCCGTCGGCGGCGTGCCGTACGCGCTCGGCGACAAGTTCACGCTCTCTATCGAGGGCGGCCGTTTCAAATGGCGTCAGGATGGAGGCTCGTGGTCGTCTCCGATAGACATTGCAGACACCGCGCTCGTTGACGGGCTTGAAGCGCACTTCATGGGTGGCGGCGCGCCAAGCTGGGTTGCTGGCGATCGGTGGTCATTCCGTGCCGAGTCGGTCAATGGCATCGAGCAAATCCGCAAGCCGATCGATGGTTCGTTCGAGTGGACCGGATCGACCGTCATAGAGGTAGAGGGCGGAGATCCGATCGTCGGCGTGCTGATCGCCGGCCATACCATTCCGTCTAGCGCGACGATCCGCTTGCAGGGAAGCGATGATGATTTCGCGACTACGCCGGTTGATGTGGTGGTGCCGTGGCGTCGCGACAACATCTGGAAGGCGGTTGCGGCGGACCGCGCCAAGTACCGGCTGACGGTCAACGAGGGCGGCAGCATCCGATGGCTGTACCTCGGCGAAGGGACGCAGCTTGCGCTTGCGTCGGGAGTAACGGAACTCGGCACGCTCACGAAGCGCGTACGCATCGCTGGCGTTGCGGTCCGCCGCGGCCTTGGCGTCACGGTCGAACATAGCGGCCTGCCGCAGTCAGCGATCGACGATCTTCTGTCGCTGCTTGATGATGCCGGGACCAATGACGATCGCCTGTTCGGCATCGTTCCGAACGACTCGGAAAGCGAGTGCGGCCTCGTGCGCTTCAACGCGGACACGCTGGAACTGTCCGACGTTCTCGGGTTCCAGCCCGAAGATCCGGCAAACAGGCTTGCATCGCTGTCCATGGAACTGGAAGCGGCATGATCTGGGTTCGCATCGCCGGCAATCCGCCGCGCCAGTTCTACAAATCGGAAGACGCCAAGCCCTTCATGGCGGAGCAGCAATCCCGACTGAGCCTGCTTTCGTCTGCCGGAACTCTGCGCAGCGCGACCGAGGGCGAAACCTCGAACCTGACCATTACGCTCGACAACCGGAGCGGCCAATGCGCGGCGCTGTTCGCGCTCCCTCCGCTGAACGCCACTGCTGACGTGTACGACTCCGACCGCATCATTTTCTCCGGCACCGTTCGCAGCATGGACATGGACGACGACGGTTGTCGAATCTCGGTGGAAGCATGACCGTTATCACCGCACCGCTTCCTCTCCGCACGACGAGTGTATGGGGCGCGTTCCGCGAGGCCGAAGTCATCCCGCACCGCTACGGCGACACGTCGGGCGCGGCCGTTCAGTATGACGACCTGCGCACGCGGTTTGTATGGTCAGACCATGCCACCCAAGCCATCGACGCGGTGAAGGTTGGCGGCCAGGAGGTATCGAACTGGATATGGGCGAACGAGGTCGATAGCACCGGCCGCCCCGTTGCGGTCATCACGTTCGCCCAGCCGATCGACGAAGGCGCGGACGTGGTGGCGGTCGGGCGTGGAAAGCTACATCCGAATGCCGGCCGGCCCATGACGAACCCTGCCGACGTGGTGTGGGACGTTCTCGCAAACATCGCCGGCCGTCCGGTTACGGAAAGCTCAATCGAAGCATTCCGCCGCGCCTGCGACGCGGCAGAGCTTGTTGTTGGCGGCAGCATCGCAAAAGCCGATACCGCGCTTGCGGTCGTGCGATCGGTATGCGCCTCGGTGGGTGCCATCTTCTGCCCGGACATGCAAGGTCTCTGCGCGCTGTGGCCTACGGCCGAACAAGGTCCGTCGCGATGGAAGGTAGCCGAGGGCAAGGTCAGCTCAGCCGCGGCGGCTGACGACCTGGCGAACGACATCACGATCCAATACGGGCACTCAGATGGTGAGCCACGGGCAGCTATGCGCCTGGACGCGCCGGACATGATTGCGCTGTACGGATCGGCGACGACCGTCATTGATGCGCCGTGGGTCAACTCCGCCCGCGTCGCCGAGTCGGTCGGTACTCGCATCCTGCAACATCGCTCGCGCCCGCAGTGGACGGTAACGGCGCCGGTTCCGCGCATGCTGTCGGTCGGCGACGTGATCACCCTTGCGCATCCGAAGCTTCCGGCATCCGGTCCGTGCATGGTGCTCGCGCGAGAATCCAATCTCGACTCAACCACGGCCGGGTGCGAAATCACGGTGAAGGCGCCGGCGGGCGACGTTCCGCGCGTTCGCATCGTGAGCCAATCGTCCGCATTCGAGCCGGCGCAGTACGCCACCGCGCTTGTCTCTACGCAGGGCAATGACCGGATCATCACGCTACTCGACGACAAGCCCGGAAGCCCGCCGCTGGCAGGCGCAAAGGTCACGCTCGACGGCGGGTCAATGATCCGATTCACCGATGCCGCTGGCCGCGTTTCGTTCCCAGCATCAAGCATGCCAGTCGGCCCGCACACCCTCACCGCGCTAACCGCCGACGGCAGAACGATCAACTTCGGGATCGAGATCCAGTGAGGCGATTTCGCGGCGTCACGGTTCCTTCGTCGCAGGGTGCCGGTCTAAATCTCACGATGTACGTACCGCCTGCCAATGCGCCGGCGGCCGCGACTCCTAGCGGAGCGGTCACGCCCTACGTCGCGCAGTGCGTTTCCGCTCTGCCAACGGGCGATTACTCGACGGCGCTCCTTGCGCTGTACGGGCTTGCGGAAGGATCGACCGTGGCGTGGTCGGTAGTAGCTGCCGACTCGTTGAATTTCCTACAGAACGCTTTTCCAGACTGCATCGACTCGGTTTGTATGGCGTGCTGGTCTGGCGGCACATTCGTTGTCGAAGCGCAGGTTGATGGCGTTTCCGTCGGAACCATCGACGTGCAGGCATATTTCGCAACCCACATTGAAACGTGCATATCCCTAGCGAGTTCGCCGTGATCATCCGCCGGGTCTATGGCAAGCCGGCCAAGCCAAGTCCGCCACAACAAACGCGCCAACGCCAGTTGGTGCAGACGCCCACCGCATGCAAAACGTGCAATCGAGTTAGAGCGTTCGTCGCTGCAATCCTTCCCGCAAAGAAAGGGTCCTGATCAATGGGAATGTTCCGCGCGCTCATCCGATCGGCGGTTGGTCGGATCGTTGAAATTTCGTCCAGCGATAGCCTGCTGTCTCCCGGAGGCCTGCGCACGCGCGCTGGAGATACGGGTGGCGCGGACATCTACACGCGGAACATTTGGCATGGCCCGGTTTCCTACAACTATTGGGCCGACGGCTCAGGCTCGCGCATTTTCGGCTCTGGACCGGACGGATCTCCGGCAACGGCGTGGTGTTTCTTTCTTGGCTCCTCTCCCCTTGGCCTTGGGTCAGATCCGCTAGCGATCGACCTTACGACGGGGGAAGTCAACGCGCCCATCCTGACCAGCACGACACAATCTGCTGGAGACAACTCCACGAATGTGGCAACGACTGCGTACGCTGACGCCGCCGCTGCTGGCGGCTACACGAAAACTGCCGGAACGAATGACCAATCAGGATCGAGTTACACCCTCGTATTGGCCGACGCCGGAAAAGACGTTCGCTGCACGCATGCGTCCGCATTCCTTCTTACAATCCCGGCCCATAGCTCGGTCCCGTTTCAAGTAGGCACCGTTTCGCTGATTTCGCAGGGTTCAACCGGTACGGTGTCAATCGTTGGCGATACCGGGGTAACCATCGTTGCGGCGAATGGATCAACCACGACGGCGCCTGGCGATGCGCGCGGGATTGAGCAGACAGATACTGATGTCTGGAGGATTTGGTGAGTCTGCTTCTTTTGGCGCGAGCCGCTGCCAACCATAGAAAGACGACGTGGAGCACGACGCACGTAGCTTCCGGCATCACGCTATCCAATGGCAATCTGACCGCCACGCGCAATGGCATATCCAACTTTTTCGAGTCGGTAAAGGCAACGCTCGGCGTTGACGCCAGCAGCCCCGGCGGACGGATGTTTGAAATCTACATCGACGAAGCCACAACGTCTCCGTTTTGCACCATCGGCATCGCCACATACGCAGCCCCCGTTTCCGCGAATGCGTGCGGCCAAGACTCCGAGGGCTGGGCGTACTACCAGCAAACCGGCCAGTCGTACCACAGCAATTCGCTGGCGAGCTACGGAACGGCCTACGCGACCGGCGACCGGATCGCCGTTTTCCTGCGTGCCGGGAAACTGTGGTTCGCGAAAAATGGGACGTGGCAGAACAGCGGCGATCCGAACTCGAACACGGGCGAGGCGTTCAGCGGGATTTCCGGAATCGTGTTCCCGATGATCTCGCTGTACAGCGTCAGCCC